TCGGTATTGATGCCAATTCCGTCCAGCGTGGTCATCGCTGATTGAACCGTGAGCAATGCCGCATTCCCGCCCATTGGCTCCCGGTCCTCCAGCTCGCGCACTTCGTCGCGCGTCATGATGCCGTTGTTGACCATGGCGGAATAAAACGCAGATCGGCCGGCGCTATCAGCACGCAGCAAGCCCTCTACCGCGAACTTCGGGTAATACCGCAACCGCTCCGTAGGCGCCAGAAGATCCTTGCTGATCGCCTGCTCAATTCGCTTCAGCCAAGGCGCCAGGGTGAAGGTCAGGAACCCGATCATCTGTTGTTCGATGCCGGTCCCCCAACTGGTCGACTTCTCCGCATGTCCCACCATGAAAGGCGGAACCCGGAACCAGCGGCAGATTTCCTCGACGCCGAAAGCCCGGGATTCCAGAAGCTGGGCATCATCGGGGTTGATCCCGACCGTACCCACTTCCATTTCGTTCTCTAGAATGGCGGGCTTGCCGGCATTGATCGCCCCCGCCAGCCGCCCAATCGTGTTCTCGCGGGCCTCCTCGCGCTGCTGTGGGGTCAACACCTTGGGATATTTGAACCAGACCCGGGGCATCAGGCCGTTGGCGAAGGTGGTGCTCGCCGCGGTATCGGCCGCCAGCGCGGACCCGAATACCGTGGCGCCGTAGCGAATTACGGACACGCCGCATTTACCGTCCAGGCTGAAGCCGGGAATATTCCAGATGCGCGCCGCGGGGATTTCTCGCTGCGTCCCGTCGTCATTCAGGTAGAGGTATTGCTTGCGGCCTTGGCCGTTACGGTTAATGGTCAGCCGGCGCGGGTCCAGAAACATCAGCCCCACCACCCGGGCGCCGACCATCAACTTCTCCGCCCGCGCGTTCCCGCGCAGCAGCATGGCCGCGACCACCGCCTCCCAGAACACCGCCGCCGTGCTATCCATGTTCGGCTGATCATGGATGATGAACTGCAGCCAGTGCTGTGACGCAACACGCTTGCCGGCGCTGGTCTTCTCGTACATGGACAGCGGCAGCGTGGCGATGGTCTCCGAGATCAGCCGGGTACAGGCCCAGACCGCGGACAGAGTGAGCATCCGGTCCTGGTCCACCGGCACCCCAGAAGGCGAGTTGACCCCGACCCCATCCGTATAAAGGTAGTCCGACCCATAGACCCCAAACCAGCTCAGGATCGCCGCCCGGATCGGACCAACCGTTTTCGATTTGATCTTCATCCGATCACCGGGTCGCTAAGGAAGTCCATCACATTCGGCTCGGCTTCGGCGGTCAAGCTGACTCCAACGGCCATAAGTAGTGCGGTCATGTCGTCTATCTTCTCCGCCGAACGCTTTTTGTCCGGTGCCATATTTAGGTTTGCGTCTCGGCGTGCCACTAGATTTGCGGCGCACCACGTCAGAACAGGGTCGCCGCCGTGGGCAAGCTGTCCAGAAATGTATTTTCGTTCAAGCTCCTGCATGGCAGGGTGGTAAGACTTCGGACCCTGGATGAATTCCACCATCGGAACTTCAGCCTCAATCAAGCGGCTGACCATCTCCGTCGCGTTCCAGCGGTCAAAGGCCAGGCACTGCAGGTTGAAAGTGTCCCGGACCTCGATCACGGCCCGCTCAATCACCGTGTAATCCGTCACCTCCCCTTCGGTTTGCTCGAGGTGCCCAGCTGCCACCCAGCCCGCATACGGTACCGTCCCACGCTCCGTGCGCTGCTGCACTGCCGCTTCCGGAACCCATCGGCGGCCCCATGTCAGCAGCAGATCACCAATGCGCCAGACCAATCTGAGCGCCGCCAAGTCACGCGTGCTGGCAAGGTCTAATCCTCCCCAGCACGGCAAGTCGCGCAGCACAGAAAGGTCAACCACCCCATCACATGCCTTCCATTTCGGAAGCAGGATGAACCCGTTCGCAGAAGATGCCGGACGATTCAGCCGTTTAATCTGGAATTCCGCCAGCTTCGACGGCATCGCCTTAGCTTCCGTCGCCTCCTTTCGGATCGCCGTCAGCAAATGCGGGTTGACGTCGGCCAGGGGATTGGCCTTATGCCAGGCCGCCTCGTCAAAATCCTTGTCGTCCACGTCCACTGCGTAGAACAAAACCAGGAAATGATCCGCTGTTTCCCCGAATACTCCCTCTAACAATTGCTTTGCGAACTGCCGAATCTCAGCCCATGGGCCTGGATTCGTGTATCCCTCCGTGGTGGTGTAAAGCCACAGTGGGTTAGCGCGGGCGCCGGCCGCTGATGTCAGGACGTTCAGCAAGTCCGGTGTCTTGTGTGCGTGGATTTCATCCAGCCCCACATGGGACGGGTTGAGGCCGTCCTGCGTAGAGGCTTTCGAGTGAATCGGCTTGAAGCTGGCCCCGGTTTCCATCCGGGCGATCGACTTGGCGAACACCTCGAGGCCATATTCCTCCCGGATGTCTGCGGTCTTCTGCACCATCCGCTTGGCCACGCCGAAAATGATCGACGCCTGCGGGAACGTGGTGGCCGCAGAGATAACCTGCGCGCCCTCCTCATTCTCACAACACTGGCAATACAACAGAATCCCCGCGGCCAGGGTGGACTTCGCGTTCTTGCGCGCCACCGCAAACAAGGCCGACGTGAACCGGCGATGCCCGTCAGGCTTACGGAACCCAAACAACTGCACCACGAAAAAGACATGGGACGGGTGGAGCCGGATCTCCGGCGTCTCCCATTTTCCCTCAACATGAGGCAACTGCTCGAGCCACCAACAGGCATGGTTCGCGTGTTCAGGTGAGAACCGGAACGGTGCGCCCTTCGCCTTAGCCCGCTTCAGGTCTTTCAGAAACCGGCTTCCCGCCAGCCTCAATAATCGACCGAACCGCTTCCCTCCCTTGTCCGCCACTGCAGCTCGAGCATAAGCCGTTGCAACCTCGACGTAATCAGACGGGTTGCTTGCGGCCGGCGAATCGGTTTCCCGGTTTCGACGTTTCGCCACTTGGCCTCACCTTGCCCTGCGCCACTGGCGTAAGGCCGAAGTCATTCGCCAGCGCGCGGTACTGCGCGACCATGTGTCCAGTCGGGGATTCCCCGGCTGCATAGAGCTGGCAGATTTTCCCGAACAGGGAGCACAGCACCCCGAGCGTAGTAATGCCTGCCTCAGTCAACAGCTTGTTGGCGTACAGGATCGGAGCAAGCCGGTTCCACTCTTTGATCGCATGCGCGTTCGGTAGCCAGTCCGGAACCTCCGGGATTTCGCTCACCAACGGCAATTCAACAGAAGGCGGGGCCGCTCGATCAGGTCGATCAGTGCCTGCCACCAGCTTCAAGGATGCGGGCTTTCGGGGGTTAGCCATCGTGGAACCTCTGCGTGAAACCTGTTTTATGGAAATGACGGTGTGAAAGATTGGCTGGGCGGCTGGTCAGGAAGGGAGAAAGGTTTGAACAATCTCCATACCCCACCCGGTATCACCGTATGGTTTCCCGTGGAACCTCAATGCCATTCAGTCCACTTGCCCATCTCTGCTTCCTCTCTGCGCTTGCGTCCGTCATGGCACGGCTTGCATAGGGGTTGCCAGTTGGATGAGTCCCAGAACAGCACCCGATCGCCCCTGTGTGGCTTTACGTGATCGACTATGGTTGCGAGCACCACATACTCAGCCTCAGCACACATGCGGCATAGAACGTTCTCTGGTCTGGCTAGGAACGTCTCCCTTGCTCTCTGCCACCTACCACCATAGCCACGCTCTGCCGTGGTCAGTCCTGCCCGCCAGCTGTCTCCCTGTGGCTCTTGTGGGCTGGTGTGCGTTGGTGCCATCCGCGGCATAGGCCTGAAGCGTGGTGCTGACTTAGGCACGCTGCTTGGCCTGGCGCTCAACCCGCTTCCTCTCCCTATACGCAGCCAGTCGGTCGCTTAGCTTGCGGAGGGTGGCGCATACCTTGCAGCTCATAACGGTTGATCCTGATCCCGCTCACCCGGCACCACATCACCGTCCAGGGTTAGTTCTACCTGCTCTTGATCCTCTTCCTCAATGGCTTCCTCTACCACGCCCTTCCATGCCTCTAGGGCCTTGAGGCGTGCTTCCATTGAGGCTAGGCGCTTGGATAGGGTCACATCAGGCTCCCTTTGGTCAGCTCCAAGGCCTGTGCCTCAGAGAACCCAGCAGACAGGAACGCATCGAACTTGGCCTTCCTGATCTGGGCGTCCAGCTTGGCGAACTCCATAATCATCGGGAGAGCCCTCTTCAGGTTCTCAAGGGCCGCTTGCCTCTCATCCCTATCGAACTCAGGAAGTTTGGAGATGTTGGTCATTAGCCTTTCCTCACGCCGACAATCCAATAGACAGACAGGCCTTTGCCTGCCCTCATCCGCTTGGTGTAGGCGCGTGCGTCGGCCCTATCGTCAAAGACCTTGGCCGGCTTTGGCTCTGCCTTGCCGAAGGACTTCATCACCACCCAAACCTTTTCCTGCTTCTCACTCATAGCCGTTACTCGCCGTTAGGGTGGGGGCTTATTCTTCGGGCTGCTTGCCACCGGATGACAGCTCCCGGATGCGTTTCTCTGCCCGCTCAGCCCGTTCCCGCAGCTGATCATAGGCCAGATTCGCCTTGCTGGAGTTGCGGCCTACGGTGATGCCGGTGACGACGCCTACGAACAGGGCGAACGCCAGGGCAAGGATGGTGATTAGGTTGAAGTCCATGGTTTTACTCCGTTGTGGGTTGGGCTTGCCTGCGGGCGTGCGCTGCGTCTTCCAGCTTCTGAAGCCCGGCGCGGACCAATTCCGCATTGTCGTCTCGGTCAAACTCACCGATTACCTTGGAACTGCCCTCGATCGGCAAGGGGAAGCCGTGCTGATCCTTGGCCGTGTAGGGGTGAAAGTACACCGTGACCAGATACCGGACCACGGGGCGAACCTTGTATTCAGGGCCAGGAACGTTCGTTTCATCGTACATGTCATTCTCCACAGCCCGCAGGCTGATAAGTGATTGCCCCGTTTCGCCGGGTGCCACGCGTTGAATTATTGGCGGTCAGCGGTCACAACCGCCTGGAGCCCTCGGACTTGAGCATCGCACTGGGCGGCGATTGAAACAAGTTCTGCCGCACTTTCTTCTCGTATTCCGGAATCTGCATCAGCGCCTCCGGCACCGCCTGGGGCGTTGGGCACTGAGGCTGCAGGACAGCGCCATTGTGGGCGCAGGCTGAGCTTCCCAGCACGCAGATCACGGATAACAGCGTCTTTCTGGTCCAGTGCATGGGCTTTGTCCCGTTCGTATTGGAATCCGACCTGGCGCAGGGCTTCAGCCTGGGCCGCGTCTTTCTTGGCAGTCTCGGCGTTGAACTTCTCTGTGGCTGCCTTGTCTTCGGCTAGGTGGGCGGCCAGTTCAGCCCTTCCCTTGGCCAAGCCTACGCCCTTCTGGTGGTTCCCATACAGCCAGCCAGTACCCACCAGTGCGATCACAGCCCATACCCAGAGGGGGACGCCCTTTAGGAAGGCTAGCGCCGCGGTGATCACTGATCTTCTGCCTTCACGGTGGCTGATTCTCCGGCTTCCAGGGTGACAGTGGTATCGGCCTTCACGGGAGCCGGCATTTCCTGAGCCGTGCGCGTGGTCTCGGCCAGCTTGTCGATCGTCTCGCTTTGCTTCTTGCTGGACGCGCTAGAACCGAAGAAAAATGCAATGAGGTCGGAATATTTGGCCAGCAGCACGCCCAGAAACAACATCATGGCATCTTTGTTGTTCAGGGCCATTTCCTTGTTCATCAGGCCCCAACCGACGTAGCCCAGCATGCCCAGAGTCGACACCACCAGCGCGGCGCCTGAGATGTTCAGGGCTAGCTGGCGTGCAGCCTCTTTCATCAGTCGGTGCCGTCCAGCACGTCCGCGGCTTCACGGAGGAGGGCAGAAACCGAGCCTTCGCCTTCCAGCTTGACCTTGATGATGGTCTCGTCGTCGTCCGTATCGGCCAACTGAGGCCTGACGGGAGGTGTAATCACGATTATCGTGCTCAAGGTTGCTCTTCCTTCTCTACGGGTGGTTTAAGGCTCGGGGCCATCATGTAAATAGCGGAAATGTAGTCCCCGAGATCATCAATCTTCCGGTCATGGTTAACAAATGCCACAGCCAGGGCTACGTTGATCACAAAAGACACGACGCAGCAGGTAACGGCGATCCAGACTCCGACCCCGCCTGCGCTAACCGTAACTGTCGATTGATTGCTGTTCCTTGCTCCCAATAACTCTGCGAGCAGCCGTTCCCCTGTGGTCTCCCTCGGCTCCATTCACTATCCCCTGTGCGTGTTCTGTCCAATCAGTTGGTTCAGCTTTCCGGACATGTCGGCCATGCTCAAACGAAGCTCATGGGCGGCGCTGTTGAAGTCGGTGCGGACGGCTTCCAGGGCTTTCTCTACACGCTGGATATCGCCCTCATTGGCGTAACGGACGGGTATATCGGCCCGGAGATCGGACAAATCCTTCTCCACCGCCTTAACCCGGCCCGACAGATACCCGAACACCACGACCAGAATTCCGATCAGGGTGCCGAAGACCCAGAGAATGACCTGTTGAATGTCCATCAGCTTGGCCTAAAGAGAAGAAGGGCAGGCTGAACGGTGGACGAAACGGCGTATATCGGGGGTGAAATGGTCATTTCAGGACCCGGGAAGTCACCCCTGAGAAGTCGGCAGGAACCCATAGGTATGCCGGCTGCATGCCCTTCACCAGCTTTGCATTGACCTTGGCGGCGGCCTCAGCCTTGGTCACCAAGCCGTCCTTGTTGACGTCGATTCCGCTGTTCTGCCGATAAGTGGTGGGCATTTTGGAGCGGTCGAACATGACGTAGCTTTCCAGTTTCCCGACCGCTTTAGGCCAGAGGATTGTCATGTAGACGTCGCTCAACGTGTTCAGCTTTCCTTCCCAAGGGGCGAAATACTTGAACACCCACCGAAGTTGTTCTTCCGGAGTCATGGCGGCCAGCTTTGCGCTGGTTGTCCCCATGCTCCTAGCCGTGCTGGGCATGAATTGAATCAGCCCTACCGCACCGGATCCGGCCATGTTCAGCTTGGAAGGGCTGAAAGTCTCGCCGGACTCCCAAGCCATACAGGCCATCAGCCAGTTCGGGTCTATCCCGAGGTTATTGCACCCCTGAAGCAGGATGGACCGGAACTCGGGGCTTACTTTCTTCCCCCACGCAAGGGGAGAAGCCTTGATCGCGTGATTCATATGGCGCCGGGCCTCTGGGAGCGTTCCATCGAGGTTTGATCTCCGCTAGGTGTCCGGCATGGGTGGAGCGAAACCAGGGACTCGAACCCTGCCTGCACGGCTTGGAAGGCCAGCGGATGCCATCATGTCTCGCAATTTGGAGGCGGGAGCCGGACTTGAACCGGCATAAATCGGGGTTGCAATCCGATGCCTATCCATTCGGACCATCCCGCCGTAAACATTGAACTGGTGAATTTGGTGGACAGCCTCGGTAACGATCCGAGCATGGTCTGCTTGCAAGGCAATCCTGCGCCCCGTGCGCGCCGCCCATTGAGAAAGCCCGGAGTTCCGCCGGGGCGGCCTGATCATGCAACGCCGTGGTGACGTATTTGCCATCAGGTCTGGCTCTGGGCCAGCCCGCACTCCATACGGAGACGGGAGCTTCGGGGACAATTCTTGAAGTTGCCGGATAATTTCACCTGAAGGACGTACTGTCAAGGGGTCAGGCGAGCATCCAACCAATGGCGGCCGGCCCGAAGCTCATCTTTGAATCTTTTTACCCCGATCGTCCGCTCCTTTATCACCACCAGTTCTGACTTCTGGGATTGGGTCATGCCGCGGACTTGGTACTGGAGCCGGACACACTCAGCCTGGATGGGAAAGAACTTGCATAGCTTCAGCCACTCGCCCTGGATCGTATCGACTAACGGGGTCATGCGTGGGTCAGGCGGTTCCTTGGACTGCTTGGCTCGGGTTTCAGTGCAGGGAATCGGATCGATGAATGCAGGGTCCAGCAGCCTAACGCCAACAGAAGCTCCCATAAGAGCCCTCCGGGACCGGCCGTCCCTGCCATCGGTCGAAGACTTGACCGCCCGTTCCGTGTTGATGTGGGCGGCCAGAGGGCTATTCCCGGTAGGGCTTGAGTCTTCCTGCTCCTTTGGCTTTCCTGATTCGCCAAATACACGGCCCCATAGGTTCAGCAGGTCTTCCAGCTTCTCAGGGGTCATACCAGCCCCCACTGATTCAGCGCGCGCTCTAGGTCGTCTGGTTTCATGCCTTGCCCCCTAATTCAATCCTGACCCCGTATGTTCCACGGGAAACCTTTTCCTGCGCATACCGCCATTCGACCAGCGGCGAGTTATCGTTCACCTGAAGCTTGTCCGCGATGCCGTCTCTGACCGATTTTAAAGCCGCCTGCAGTCCGTCCCCGTCGAGGGTGCCAGCAGACAGACGGGTCATAGTCACGACACAGGGAAGCGGGTGCAGCGGCGTCTGAGTCTTAGCCACCATGCGGATACCCTTTCGGCGCCGGCTGACCTTCGACCAGTGTTCCCGGTTCCCGTTCAGTTCGTTGATCGTCTGGATGGGGAGGACGACAATCATCCCAGCACCCGGCGCAGCGTTTCGTTCAGAGCATCATGTTCGTTCATGTGCATCACCTTCCACATAGCCTTTTGACCGTGCAGGCCGTTTACGCTTCCGCGATGGCAGTCAGCACAGAGTGGAACTGACAGGAACCATGCTCCTTGCTCGATCTCATGTGCTTCGCTAGGTCCGGGATCATCACACACGGCACAAGGCATTTCCTTTATTCGGCCAACGTGGGCGCGCTCCTGGGCGGTCATGGGCTTCTTATTCGGGCTGTGCATCTTTTATCCAATTAATTGGGCCTGCGGTATATTCCACGCCTTGGCTGATTTCAAAGCAACGATAGAAACCGTGCGGGTTATCAAATACAGGTTGGCAGCGATTAACAGTCACCGGCCTTTCCTCAAGCGTAGCCTGTGGCCGCAACTCAACCTTTGGGATTATCTGCCGCCTCCCCTTGGTCTGCCATTCCGTACACAGCTCGGAATACACCGGCCTGAATTCGTAGAAGTACCACGAACCGCTCGCCTCCTGGGCAGCGAACGTGGCCCATTCCGGCACGTTGGGGGATGACCAGTCTGGTTTCATCGCAGTTCTCCGAACACGATTAACTGAGCCACAGTACATAGGAACATTATGGGCAACGCCATGCATGCCGCCACACATAGGCCGAACATGCACAGCAACGGTCCTGGCCACCTCCGGAACTCCCGTATGTCCATCGTCAGAATCTGGTGCATCTCTTCAGCGGTCAATTCTGGCGGGTTGCACTTCTCGCAGCACTTGCAGCAGCAGCTATTCATCACTTCTCCCTCGGCGCAAACTGCGCCAAATCTTCCAGAGACTTATCCGACCACTGAACCCCGCGCTCGTCACCTTCCGCATGTAGGAATTGGAGAAATTCACCCATCGTCTTCTTGCTGAACTTCGAAGTCCTGGCGCTCAGGAAGACCATTCCGCCATTCAGGCCGGGAGCCATGCGAGTTTCTTTCAGGTAGGCAGCGGTCAGAATCGCCTTCACATCCTCCGTGGTGGCCGGCTCCTGCTTACCCCTGGCATCAGTGACCATCCATCCGACGTGCTTGGTGAAGTCGCTTAGGCTGGCCCACATGCATGCGTTCGCGTCTAGGGTGCGCTTAGGTTCGCTTATCGTCACGTCGAAGTCCTCGCCAGCCTTGGCACGATTGATGGCATCCCACTCAATGGCAGACACCACCCCGAACCGGTTGGGGTTGGACGCTCGGACTTGGTAGGTCTTGCTAACCCGCCTGCGTGGCTCTAGGTCGGTCATGGCCAAATCCACCTAAGCGCTCGCCGCTTGTCTAAGCGAAACGCCCAATAGACCCAAACCCCTGAACCGCGGTACTCCCGAAATTCGGAAGTCATCAGGCGGCAGTTGTCCGCGTGTTGTGCAGCCAGTTCAGGATTCACGCCACCATCTCCTCCTCCAATTCAGTTTCTTCCTCTGCGAAGTCGGGCAGGTCGCCTGGCTTGACTGGGCGGATCGAGCATTCGTAGAGGCTCCATTTGTCAGGATCGAACTGGATCTCGACGTGGTACCTAGGAAGCCCCTCCAGCATCCCCGCATGCTTCACCACCGTACACTGCCTGCCGATGTACTCCGGTAGGTTGATCGACATCACGATCACGCATAGCTGGCCTATGGGGTATTTGTGGCTCATGCGAACAGGCGCTCCTGTCGTTGGGCATCTTCGATTCTCCGGCAAGCAGTGGAGAAGTGTTTCTGATCAATTTCTATCCCCACGAACTCCCTATCCCAGTTAGCACAAGCAACTCCCGTGGTCCCTGACCCCATGAACGGGTCTAAGACCTTTCCTCTGGTCCACCCCAAGACTTGCTCCATCAAGTAGACAGGCTTCTCCGTGGGGTGCTCTCCGTTCCCAGTACGGGGGGCATGAACCACGTCAGTTGGCCGCTTTCCGGGCCAGGAATGATCTGGACCAGGCCAGAACATCGCCACTTCAGTCTGCCGGGCGTGTTCATGCTCAAGATCACCCATTGACCAATTGTTCTTGACCCAGGTGACACAAGACTTAGGAGGCGGGCAGTCGCGGAGGGTGTCCCAACGGCTGAAAATGTATCTGGAATGGGATGCCTGCAGGCCGCACGCCCACAGTAATAGGTCCAGCGTGTCGTCATTCTGGATCTTGTCGTGCTGGCTCTCTCGGTGGTTGGACTGGAAGCCCATTCCATAAGGAGGATCAGTGATCAGCACCTCAATCGGCCCCAGGGTCGGGACAATATCTCTGGCGTCCCCCAGATACAGGGTCGCATTCCCAATAATCACCGGATCAGTCACAGCTTCTTCCCCTTAGGCTCAACGTAAGGCGGCGGCATGCGTTCGATCCAGGCCCATGACTTGGGGTCTGGTTTCAGGCGCGGATTGGGGGCCGGCCAGCTCATGGCACGCGGCGTAGCACTTGCATCACGTTCTTTCTGTCCCATGACATAGCCTCGATAATCTCGTTGACGTTCAGGCCGACCGCGTAGAGCTTGCGGGCCAACGTGGCCTTCGCAGACTTATACCTGCCCTTGGTGCCAGCCCTTACTACCTCTCTGGGGAGGGTGGAAGGGGTCATCTTGAAACCCAGATTTCAGCCTTTGGCCATTTACGGCAGGCGGCGTGATATTCAGTTACGAACGCCACCAATCCTGGATAGTCGCCCCATCCGTTTTCAGGATTGAAAGCGCGGAATCTGTCGGGTTGGGTGACCAGCAGGATAAGCCCGGCTTCCAGAGCTTCGGCAATATCTCCTGCCACCACGCAGCCAATCTCATCCGGGCGCCATAGCTGCTTGTAGATGCCAGCCTCAGACGCCATCGAGTTTAGGTTGTGGGTGATGTTCCAGTCGAACACCTCACCATGAACTGGATCGTTAAGCCATACGTCCAAACTCATTTCGATTCCTCGCCGTAGAACGTTTCGATTGGTTGACCTAGCTCCATGCAGAACCAGGCGTCGCTGCAGAACTCACATGCCGGAATAGCCCCTGCCGGTGTCAGGATTTCAAGAACCGCCAGTTCACCGCAGCGGGCGCAGGGGGTCATGACTTATTAACTCTCCTGACAATTCTTCGCCATTCATGCGCACCAGATTTCTCGTTCCACGAATGAACGCTAGCCGCAGTAATAAACGCGCCTAACTTGATTACCTTGCCGCCCACCCATGTGCGAACGTCATCTTTGAAACGGTTCCAACGACCAAGAGCGCTCATATCAAACCTCAACTGGAGAAAAAACAGGGAACATCCGAACACCATCAACTCTGGAAAACTGGAGCATCTCGTCGTAGGGATAGCCGCTAGGAAGTTCATCCTCATGAATCCAGCCAATCACTTCGATCCTATACAGAGGGATGTCCCAACAGTCAGGTCTATCTCCTTGGATAACCTTCTTCATGGATGGCGTAATAATTCCACCTTGCAAATCCATCCAAGCGCACGGGCTCATACCAACACTCCATCATTAGGCGGGGCGGGAGTCATGACTGATCACTCAACCGGGCAGCCACAGCTTCCGCGATGAACTTTCGGCCAGCGCCATACTTGAAATAGCTCTCAGCCTGTTCCTTTACTGCCGAGTCGATCGCTCTGGTGACTTCGATATCAATCAAGCGGCCAAGGTTCTCGGGCGTGCAGTACCTGGTGATGGCGTCGCCGACGTATTCATCCATCTGAATCTGACGCTCAGCCAGAGCGTGAAGAATCGAATGGCGCATTCCTTCAATTTCAATTCTGATAATTGGTAGCGCAT